AGGTGACCAGACAGCTTTCAACTTACGAGTCTTAGCAACAATTGGTAAAGACCTCATTTCAAGGTTAACTTCAGGAATACTTAATGTATCAGAAGTTGCATCACCTACTCTATCCTCGAAATCACCACGATTAGCAGCATTAGTTTCTTGTGGATAATCCACAGCAAAAGAACCAGACTGACTTCCGAGTGAACCAGTAACAATCAAAGTAAGAGTGTTACCTGATAATTTACGGAACTGAGGTAGTTCTTTTGAACCAGCTTTAGTGATGCCCCAAGAACGTAGTGCAAGTTTATCAGGTCTTGTTAGACCAGAAATACTACCAGTGACTTTAAATAGTTTATGACCACTATTTATAGAAGCAGAAACCTCAGAATCGAAATCGATATCTTTGAAAGATGCTTGAGTTCCACCAGTAAATGCATTAGCAAACGTAATGTTTGCGGCAGATTGTGTTATTGAATATCCGTAACGACCTACACCATAAAGTCCACCCTCTCCAAAAGGTGCGACTGAACCAGATGGTGAATTAGGACCTTGTTTACCATGTAAGGTATCGGTAGTTCCAAATTTACCGGCATTTGTTCCATACTTGAAATCAAGAAAGAACACAAGTCCGGATGGTAAATTCATCGGTTGAACAGAAACAAGTTCCTGTGCAACGATGTTACCAAAAACTCTTCTTACAAGAGGTAGAGCAACACCAGACCACTCTTCGTCTCCTACACCAGAACCGGCGGAAGGCGAAGTTTTAGAATTCTCAGAAATTAACTGACGAGCCTGGTTTTCTAGCAATACAGCCATACCAGATTTTTGCCATTCATTATCCATTCCTTCTAAAAGTCCAGATTTGTCCCACTTTGCAACGAGTTTAGCGCTCTCTTCTTTTTGCTTCTTTATAGGTGAAGCATCAAGTAGAGATTCATTTATATATTCGCTCATTTTATCGTTCTCCAATTAAGCGGTTTAAGATTTAAGACCAGCAAGCTTTCTGAAACGATCTGCAACTTGACTTTCCTCAGTAATGATTTTTGTCTTAGGTGCAGTTCCACCAGATTTCTTACTAGCATATGATTCCTTAACAACTTCTTTTCTTTCACCACCATTGTCTTTATAAGACTCTGCAAGTGTAGAATAAACCAACTTGATTTCACGAGTTGTTTGAGCTCTATCAAAAGTCTCAACAATTTTCAACTTTTGGTCGTTACTCAATAC